TTGAAGACCGCTCAGTTATTTTTTTTCTTCGTCTAATACCTCGACAGTATCTAGAGTGTCTATGAACTCTGATCCCCATAAAGGTATCTGTGCGCCAGCCCTGCGTAAGCATTCATAAGCCAGCCAGAATATCTCTGTTTGACGTTCGTGTTCACGCAGGACTTTACTAATTCCTGACCCGTACTTTAATTCGAAAGCGTACTCGACACCTGGTGTTATCTTGTGCTCTGATACTTCACCATTAGCCCTTGTTATCTTTAGCTTTGCCATTATTACTCCTTAGTTAGAATGGTACCGATGGGGACACTGTCACTGCGGAGTTTACTGTAAATGTGATAGATGAGGTAGCAATTTCAGCCACGCCACCTTGACCGACTGGGGTCAGGTTATTTACTAGAACTGAGAACTGATAAGTAGGGTTTGTGGCTCCTACGGCAGTGCCTTTAACAGTGATTACTGATACTGCTAGGGTCTTGCCAAATGCTGCGCTTAATGTCTCGTTTACCTGACTAGCTGCCCAGTCATTGATAAAGTCAATAGTAAATGTTGCTGATTGTAGACCTGCAACAAACTTATGAGCCGTATCGCCCATAGCAGTTACTTCTAACTCATCTACGATCTGGTTAATTACGGCATTAGTTACGTATGAGCTAATGTCGATTGATGGTGTAGTAGGCGCAGCATTGGTAGCCAACTTAACACCTACGTTATTATTTAAATAGATTGCCATTGTTATTCCTCGTCTTTCTTAGTTTGTGCAGTTGGTTTTGGTGCGCTTGCTATTTGGCCTGTCTTCTTCAAGAAGGCTAAGTCTTCTTCGTGTGTGCTCATTTTAACTCCAGCTCGTTAGGATTGATACAGTTATTTCTGATGTTAATAAATCTCCACTAGCTGCATTAGTTATAGCTGGAGCGGAGACACTTGATATGTTGTAAACCAGGGTCGATGCCGCTAGTTTGGTTACTACTGCCACAATAAAATTCTCTATGCCTAATAGGTTACCTTGATTGTCAAATGCAGGTGTGGTTATTAAAATCTTAAAATTAGCCAAAGGTGCGATGCTTGTCTGGCTATTATTGCTTGGCACGATGTACGGATCTGAAACAGTGACCACTACGCTGTTAGCGAGTAAAGTTGCGGGCGGAAAACTAAAGGTTGACCATACGCCATTGTTTGTTAAAGCTGTCGCTAGTGTGCTACGTAACGTACTAATTGCGGCCATTAGCCCACCAGTGTTGCTGGACTAGCATACCCTTGGATGAGACCTCTGATCCTATTTACGAGTTGGAAACCGACTCGGTAAGGACTTGCAGAGATCCCATCCATACCGACCCCACCTGTCTGGCTGACTTGACGTGCTTGCCAGATATCTACAGCTACGATCATAGCAGCTTCTCTGATTGCAGGGGTGCTCGCATAAGATTGGGTCTTGTGTTCTGGGCCTCTTGCGTTGCCATAAGGTACTACTTTATGAAAATTCTGATTAGCTGCTGTTTTTGCATATTGCACAAATGAATATCCATTAGGGTAATTAATTTGACCAAATTGATACATAAATACTGGAATAAGGCTAGTTGTGCCTGTGCTTGGCGGTATTGTGCCAGTGATTGTGTAAGTGCCATTAAATGTTGAACCACAAGCGCTTACTACTATTTGTTGACCTGTTACAAATGCGTTCGGATTAGAAAGCATAAGTGTTGCTACGTTATCTTGTAATGCTGTGCCTACTACTGGGGCATCATTGTGCCATAAATATTGTTGGATTATATCTTCTGCCGATTGACAGCATTCTTCCACAGTCGCATCAGAGTAGAGTGAACCAATACCAAGATTAGCCCGTAACTCGGCTGTTGTAACAAACGTTGCTGGCATCTCTACTCCTTTGCTAATAGCTCTCTGGGGCTAGGGCTACTAAACCCCAGAGATTACTGATTTTTGTTTGATTAAGGTGTTGCTGCGAACTTGATGATTCCGTATGGCATTTTGGCGATTGTTGCCATAAAGCCATAGATTGCAACCTGTACCTGCAAGTTAGATACCACGTTAACAGACATATAAGCCTGTGGTGAGCGGTATACAGTAAATGCCTCTGGTGCAATAATTACAGCTGAGTTATCATCAAATGCAGTCTGTGAGAAGTTCTTGTCTACGTATAGATCAAGTCCCAATACATTTCCACGGATTGAGGATGGACGAACATCTCCGCCTGCATTCATTGGCTGAATTGCATTGTAAATTGGTCGACCTGTGTTATCAAGTGCGCCCATTAGTGCTTGCCATTGTGCTGGGTTGCCGATGTAGTTCTGAGCAAAGTAGCCAGTGTTTTTGTAAACAGCTGCTGCTGCTTGTGCTGTGTATGCAACGATTCCATCGCTATCTGCTGATACTGCTGATGCAGATGTGCCTGCTGCTAACAAAGCTGTTAATGCTGCAGTGTCAATAGTTGTCAAATATGCATTTTGTAATTGTTGTGTTAACTCTGCATAGAAATTTGGTTCAGACCTGGAAAGGAGCTCAACGCTCAGCGTATTCATGCCTGAATATTTCTGGACTGTGCCCGAAAGATAGCTGGTTTCCATGCCAGTATTTTGTACTGCGCCAGCCTCTGCCTCAACAGTTACGACTGGTGCTACACCTGTGCCACCACCTGCGGTAGTTACCAAAGATGGTACTTGAATTGTCATACCTGATGCTGGCAGTGTGCCTTGTGAGCAAGCATCGATTGTTGGTGTGCCAAATCGAGTGTTAGTTACAAACTCGGTTAGGAATTGGGTTGGATTAAATGCTGGGTTAGTTGAAAATGAATCATCGGCTGCAGCAATATACAGTTTAGAATCATCGTTACCTAATGCAGCTTTAATTTTGTGCTCTGTATATGATCCCATTGAATTGATTGGTGAACGTACAGAAGTTTGGATAAGTGGTGCTGTAATTACTGGGCGTGCGGCTTCTACTGTAGGAGTAGCAGCCTCTGCCTTTGCTTCTTGTGGCGCTGTTGCTAAATCTTCCACAGGAGCCTCGCTTTCTTTAGTTTCGATTGGTGTCTCTGCTTCGCTTTCGCTAGCAGCAACTTTAGTTACTTGCGCTGCACTAAATGCAGGCGTTTCGACCAGGCTAACCTCTCTTAGTGTTGCACTGGTTACATATAAAAATTCTTTTTTCTGTACAGACTTATTAACATCTACACCGACTGATAATCCATCGATTAACTGCTCACCTGCAAGGATTAAAGCATCTTGGCCTTGCATTGATGCACTGATTTTGAATGATGCGTATATGCCATCTTCTGCTTGGTTAAATTTTTGCATTCTTCCAATAGGGCGCTCTGCGCTGTGTTGCATAAGCATCTTAACCTTGCCTGGGTCACCGATCTCGATAGAGCCTTTAGCAAAGACCACTTTACCTACTGAGGTATTGCCTACTTCTTCGAATGGCACGATCTTGCCAGCAATAATTCTGCGCTCTGTATCCGCAGCTTCTACTTGGCTACTGAATGTAAGTATCATCGTCTTGTTCTCTTCCGTTAGGTGTCATTTGTTCCATTTCTTTGGCTTGTTCAACATCGATTAAGCCTAAATTAATCATTTTCTCTAATGCTTCTAAGCGCTTCATCGTGTCAACTCTTAAAAACGATTCTTCGATAGCAAATCTAACAATATGACCTCGTGCGGTTATATCATCCATAGATAAACGATCTTCAATAGCGCAAATAAATGGCTGTAATGAATAAGCGACAAACTCTTTACGACCATCGATAATGTTTTGATAAGTCATACTGTTATTCATATCTGCGGATATGTAATATGCAGGCACGTTCATAGCTCTGGCAATTTGCGTTGCGAGATATTGTTGTGCTTCGTTATACATCATATCTTTAGGACTAAAGCCCACTGGCTCATAAGATAAGGTGCTAGTTAAATATGCTGTACTTCTATTTTGACGTGCTGATTTCCAAGCAGCTAGTAATCCTTGTACCTGTGCTTCTGGCATATCTGCACCTGTGTTTTTTATGAACCCTGTAGCCATTGGTGTTGCAGCAGATATTGCGGCAGCTTTTTCTAAATCCAATGCAGCTTGTATTGTACGTGCTGCGGTTTGTAATACCCCTTGTGTTAAGCCCTGGAATGTAATAAGAGATCCAATACCAGACATAGGTGCATCAACGCCATCTACATAATACTTCTCAACCTCTGTGCCAAATTTATTTGTGGTAAATGTAACTCGGTTATTAGCGACCCACTCAAATCGTGATGGTCTCAAATCATCTGCATATAATTCTGTAACTCGCCAATAAGCAACACCATAAAACAACAAACTATCGACAGTCCAGGATATTGTGACGGATCTAGGTTGCCGATAGTCTGGTTGGTCTATCCAAAGAGGGTTCCCCAACACCTCACCATTAGACTTTTTGTAAAGTTTTAATGGCAAGTATGAAACTACACCAGCTATAAGATTTCTGCAACGGCTAACTGCTGGTACTTGCATAGCAAAATTACGATCTAATCCACCAGGGAAATTACCGACACCAGTTGTAAATGAACCATAGCC